AACTTGATGACTAATTCCACCACCCCAAATAAATCTTATTTTATCAGATGGTATTTTTTTTCGACACCATTGTTGTTCTGTTATATTAATAGCATTTGGAATTACAATTACATTAGAATTTAATTCTCTTATTCTTTCTGCAAATATTGATGTAGTGGTTGTTACAACATCTGCATTTTTTAAAACTTTTTCAATTTTTTCACCTGATTTATTTTTTATCCAATTTTTATAATTGATATGTGAATTATTTAATATCCAATAATCATCAAGATCGTACACTAATTTAATATTGAATTCTTTAATCATATCATAAAACATTTTCTCTTTATCGGGTTCCTTGAAAGGAATCATTTTATTAAAAACTATTATATTATAATGTTTAATAAAATTTGGATTTAATAATGGAAGTGTTCCATCAGATAATAATCTAATATCTATTTTAATATTTGGGTCATCTAAACAAAGATGTGGATTTAAGATACGAAAATATCCAACACCATCTACATCAGAATTTAACACTAATATTCTAATCATTCAGGTTTATTATTTTTATTTAAATATTGTATAATCAAATTCTCAATAAGTTTTTGTTTATTTAAAAAATTATCATCAATATGTTTTAGAAAATTATCATTTAATTTTTCTTTTAAAGTAAAATAATGTTTGAATCTTGTTGTTTTTTCTCTTTTTACCATTTTTGACTTTTTTATTTTTATATATAAGTAAACTCAAAGTCAAAAATGATAATTAAAAGAAGGTTTAAAAATATATGGTAAGGGACTTACCATTACAAAGGTGGAGAGTAAATCAGACTTTAGTGATAAAGCACACTCTATGAAACCCGAAACACATTAGTCTTTAGCTAATGTGTAGTTCATTCACAGAATTATTTAAATAGGAGTGAAGAATATTTCTGGAAGGAATATATTGATATATAATATATTAATTGTGAAGTATTTTTTTAAATTTTTCTTTTCGTATAATTGTTTTAGATTCTGTTTCTAAAAATTTATTAATTTTAATATTTGTAATACATCGATTTAATTCATTTTTTCGATAGTTTTTTCCATTAATTTTAATGTTATAATTTTCACACATTTCTCCAAAAAGTTCGCAATCTACTTTATCTTCAACTAATGTAGATGAATACCATAAATTATTTTTTTTAGATTTTTTAACATAATACATATAATTGTCCTTTTTCCCATGAACATAGAAGTTTTCTGTGGTAAATATTAAATATTTATTTATTATTTTTAAATTCATAATCCATATATTATTTCTACTAATTCTTATTTTTTTCATAATTCTAATGTTTTTTTAAGTTTTACAACTCTTAATGCTTTTTTTTGATTATAATCAACAAATAAACTCACATTTTTATTAATATATTCTTTAGCTTTCTTTTTCATTGTTGTTAATGTAGACCATTCACCAATTATTTCATTATTTAATACACATTTTAATTCATATTTAATTTCTGATACATAATTATTTATTTTATTACCATAATATGATTCTCTTTTATTAACTTTAAAATGAATAACATTTATTTCAAATGTATTTTTTTCATCTACTTTACCAAAGGCTGTTTGTTGTCTATTATTTAATATTGATTCTTGATATAAACAATTATGTTTTTCAGTTATATTTTGCATATCCCATTTTATAGCAAATTTAAGAAATGCGGAGACACCAAAATTTTCAATATCCATTCTATTTACATCTTTTAATTTTGCCCAAAATTGTATTTTCTTTGTAGTTTTTGTACTATTTTGAATTCTAAATGTTAAGAAACTATATAATCCAGAACGTGTCCTAATATTAATTTTATCTACTTTAAGTTTTGTATCTGCAGGAAGGGATACAATAGAATAATTATTTGAATCACCAGTATAATTTATGTTATATAATTTAATTAAATTATGATTTCTATATTCGTGATGTAAATTAAATTCCCAGTCATTGGTTAATGTTAATATATCACCAATTTCTGGTACAAATAGTTTCATATTTATTTTATTTTTAATGTGAATTGAGATTTTCTTCTATATCTCATTGTATTTCTTTTTTTGGTAAAAAGTTTGAATTTTAATAAATCATCTTCAAAAGTATAAGATACTTTTATATCACTGATGAAAGTATCTACTAAAGTGAAAACAGTAATTTTGTGAACAAATGCAGAATAATTTTTAAATGGTCTTTGTTTATATTTTTTAATAAGATTTTGAACCATAATGTTGATATGATATTTTGTAGAATGATCAAATTTTTCTTTGACAGAATAATCATCATAAAAAGTATCAATTCTTTTGTTTGCTACTTTTAAAAATCTTTTTGCAGTTCTTTCAAAACTTCTATTACTAATTCTTATTTTTTTCATAATTTTTATCTTTTAAATAAGTTATTTCGATTAAAATTTATAATAGTTGTATAATCTGTTGGATGTATTACTAATGTTTTCATATAGCAAAGATACAAATAAAAAATGAATTAATAAATTAATATATAATAAAAAATAAATTATTATTATGAAGATAAAAAGATTTGAAGAACTAAATGAAAATTGGAAAGATGATGCAATGAAAAGAAAAGAACAATATATTGAAATATTTGATGAGATAATAGAATTTTATTCAGAAAAATTAAATATGTGGAAACAAGATACAACCTGGGCTTATACAGAAGAATTATATTCTATGATTTCTTCTTTATTACAAGCTGGCGCAGATGGTTCACAAGAACATGATGCTTTTATAGAAAAATTAGAAAAAATAAATCAAAATCAATAAATTTTAATAAAATTATTGAATCCTTTTAAAGTCTATTTTTGAATCATAATGATACATGCTTTCATTTAATGCTAATCTTTTAAACATTATTGAAAAATTTTCATTAAATGTGAATTTTTCAATAACTTCATCATAAGTCATAGTAAAAGATTCATTATTTCCTTTTTTTACTTCATATTTTGTGTTCATTTCTTTTTAGATCTTTTTTTATCTGATTTAGTTTCATCAGTAGTTTCTTTAACTTTTTTAGTAGTTTTTCTTGCAGTTTCTTTCCATTCACTTTTTGTAATAAATTTCCAACTTAATTTATTAACCATATTAGTTGCTTCTTTATCAGTAACTCTTTTGATTGTATCTCTTAATTTTACAGTTTTCATATTAATTTATTTTATCTGGTACTTGCCATATTTCTGTCAATTTTTCAAATTCTTCTTTTAGTTTTTGTTCATATATATGAGTTTATATTATTTGTTTGATTCTTCATCTATATTTTTTATTATGAACTCCGTAAAATCTTGAATAATATCATATTTTACATGATAGATTCCAATATTAGGGCCATTTTCAAATTCAGTATTCCAAATATCCCACATTGATGGTAAATATTTATCTCCCATTGGGCCTTGTTGAATATTATTAAGAATATCATAATCAGAAAAATATGATATGAATTTATAAAAATCTATTTCAAATTTTTCCCCATTCAGATTTATTTCAATAGATTTTAAATAATTTATTAATCTTTTTGATTCTTCCATCATTTTCTTTTGAAATATTTTCATATATTTAATTGTTAAATCATCTATATTAATTGTTTTATACATTGATAAATATTTTTCTACCATATCTCCATTTTTATTAAAAAGAGATATTCTAAAATAATTCTGCAAAAAATAAAAAACATAATTAAGTTTGAAAAAGGTTTCATCATATGGTTTTCCATATAATATATGGTCATAATCATGAAATATTTTATTTAATGATTCTTCAAAATCATCATTCTTTTCAGAATCAAAATTCTTTTTATATTCTGGAAATTTAAATGGTATTCTTACAAATAATGTATCTAAATTTTGTTTTTGTTTCCCATAAAGATATTTTAAAGTAAATGTAATTTTTTCATTCTCAACAGTAAAATTATCCCAATTATCTCCAGATAATGAATAGTGTAAAGATTTCACGATTTTATGATATGTTTTTATATCATTTTGTAATTCTGTAGAAAAAAGTATTACTAAAATTACTTCTTCCCCCAATGAATTCAATTCAATATTCGGATTTTCTTTCCATAAATTTATAAATCTTTCTATATCATCATTTGATTGAATTAATTGTGGTTTATCTGTTAGTATTTTTTTATATTCTTCATCATTTAAATCATCAACTTGAAAATCATCTCCTGTTTGATATTCTAAGTCAAATTCAATAACATTAATATCTAATAGTATATCAACAATATATGGATGATATTTTTTGATAGGTTTATCATTATTTCTCCCTTTTATTTGAGTTATCACAATTTCACTATCATAATCTGTATGTGGATGTTTGTGATAATTATCAACATCAATTTGTGCCATATCAATTTGTAATGCCATTGTAACATGAGGAGATTTTTTCTTTCTTAAACTCCACAAAGTAGTTCCCATTGATGTTATTCCACAATGTCCCATTGCTTCTGCTTCTGCTTTATCTTCAGTTGTTTCAAGATCAATCCAATACCAACCATCATCATAAGTTTTAATTATTCTCCCGGTTTCATCTTTAATTATACCAGATGCTTCTAAATTATTATGCCATTCTTCAGCAACTCTAAATGCTTCATCAAATGTATAATCAGATAATTTTGTTTCTTCATCTTCTCTTAGAGGAGATTTTAACCAATCAACTATATTTGTTAATTTTAAATCGAATTCAACATTCCCACTATAATTACAAACATCAAAAAAAATATCTTTAATTTTTCGAATATGATGTCCTTTAAATTTCTTATCATTTCTTTTTGTTTCAAAATTAAGAAAAAAATCATTTATAAATTTTTCATCAAAATTAAAAGAATCTGAATTATAAGTTTTTATTAATTTTGTTAATTTTGTTTTATTTTTTAATAATTCATTTTTAAATTTTTCTTTAAATGCATTTGCAACCCAAATGGTATATTTTAATCCTTTTGTAGAATCATCAGATATTACATTTCTAAAAATATAATTAATTACATAATCAACATTAAGAAATTTTTTAATTTTTTCTCTTTGTTTTTTTAATTTTTTCTCTCTGTTTTTACTTTGGTCTTTATCTTCATTTAGAGATTCTAAATAATCTAAGTAAAATTGTCTTTTTTCTATTTTATCCATATAATTTTATTCATCGTCAAAATAATTATCACTATTATCAATTTTTCCAACATATGCTTTTATTTTTTTAATTCCTTGTTTATCTAATACATTAGCTCGATGTAACCCATCAAGAATGGTATATTTATATTGTTCGTGTAATATTACATCAGGTGAAGTTTCACCAACAACTATTGGTGGGTAAATTTTATTTTTTTGATATAATTCATTACTGTCATCAAATTTAACTTCATTAAATTCCCATTCATCTAAGTTTAAATCACTAATATCAATTTCTTCTAATACAAATTTTTCATATAATTTACATCTGTCATAAAAATCATTATCATAATCATCAGGATCATGATAAGTAATTATATATTCTTCCATTTCCCAAAATTGAAATTCCTCTCCTAATTTTTTATTAAAATCATCTGTTGCCCATTCAACTTTTCGATTTTCGTATATTTTAAACTTTGTAATCATCTATTTAAATATTTTTTCTATTTTATCCAAAAACACAATCTGTCTTGGTCTTATTTCATTTCTTGCATCATCAATTGAACCCCATTTATATTCTTCCATTTCCGGAATATTATATTCTTTTCCTTGATATTCAAATTTTATAATTTCTGGTTCAAATTTAAATTCTTCATTAAATTCAGTAGCAAAAACAACAATTGATTTTATTAAATTCCCAACGATTTCACTATTTTTTCCTAAATCAATAAAATCTCTATTTTCATCAATTATAATTCCTGATTCTTCTTTTAATTCTCTTATTGCAGTTTGTAAATTAGTTTCTCCTTCATCAACTCTTCCTTTTGGGAATCCCCATGGCCTATTTCTTCCTTCAAACAATGGTCCACCAGCTTTTAATAAAAATATTTCTTTATTCTTATTATATAATAAAATACCAGCACTAATTCTTTCTTTTTTAGATTCAATTAAAAATTGATTATATTTCTTCATAATTTTATAATTTTAAACTTTGCAATTATAATTCTATATATTAAAAAGTATAAGAAAGAAATATTAAATTAAAATTAAAAAAATCATGTATTATTAGAAAAAAATGGCAAATATTATATTAAACAGAAAAGAAAAATATTTAATTATGAATATTGGTTATACTTCAAGAGAATTAAAATTAAAAAAAATATTAAAAAATATTAATATATAGATTATATGGAAAACTACAATAAAATAAATATGATAACAAATTTTAAACTTTTTGAAGCTGTTGAATCTAATGTTCAGGAATATTTTGATGCAGTTGCCTTACATTATGATGAAAATCTAATAGATATGATTAAACAAGGTGAAGAAATAGCATCTCAAATGACTGATAATGGAGATTTTAAAACTGAAAAAACAGATAATGGTAATCTTTTAATAAGATATATTGAAGGAAATAATTTACTTATTATACTTGGTGCTGTTGCGATTTCTGGCAAGATGAATAGAGAAGATATATCTGATATGAATAATTGGTTAGAACAAGTTGTAAGTAGTATTGAAGATGGTATTACAGTTATGAGTTCACCAAATGAATTATCTGAACCACTAATTAAGAAAATTATTAAAAAATGTGAGAATAAAGGATTAAAATTAAATATACAAAGTCAAGATGCTGTTGAATATGATGGAATGACTTGGAAAAATTATATGATTAGTTTAAGTTAATTCTTGCACAACTGAGCGTAAAACACACAAAAGTCTTTAGCTTGGAGAAGTTGTCATAGATTAGTTTTTAATATGTAGTTCATAACATGGAATACTTGTTGTTTTATATTGTGCTTCATTTGTCCACAAATTTTATATAGTTAAGCGTAAAACACATCATTATTTTCATCTTTATTTGAATTTAATTCTTCAAATGTTTTTATATATTTTTTCATATATTTTTTATTTTATATTTTGTGATTTACCCTTGTTTAATTAATAAGGGTAAAAATTACCTTTTAAATTTATAGTTGTTGTCCCAAGGATTAGGTTTATAAGGAGTAAATCTTTTATTTTTAATTTTACTATATCTTCCTAATTCTTTTTTATCTTTAAAATTATATATTTTTTCCCTATTATTTAAAGTAGTTGAATAATCAACTTTATCATCTCCTTTTTTATTAAAAACATATTTTTCAATTAATTGTTTAATAGGTAATTCTAATTTTTCAAATAAATCATCAATCATATTTTTATACTGAACATGATTAAATATTGAAGATAATCCAACTAGTGTCATCGCACAGTCATCGTGCCCCCCCGAGCATTTATATGTGAAATTTCCACTTGGAGTTTCAGTTTTACTAAATTTTGAAATTTCAGTAATATTTACATTTTCTCTTAATTTTATCATTTGTTTTTTAACAGCACCTTGTAATGCTTTAACTAATAATTTTTTACTTGCTTCTTGTTCTCCACCAGTTATTTTCATTCCAACTTTTGCATATTTATCATCTTTCTTATGTTTATATCTTAAAAATATAGCATTTGAAAAATTATTATCATCATTAAATATATGAATTAATTCAGATAATAAAGTCGCACCATATGTATTATATTCAAGAACTACTTTTACTTTTTCAGAATCAAATAATTCAAATAATACAGTATAACATAATTCTGCAAATTCATTAATACTCCAATTATTAACTCTAAACATACCTATTTGTTCTAAATAAAAGAATTCATAAATAGTAGATAATTCATCATGAGTTTTTTCTATTAAATCTGGAGGTTTTGGTAATAATCTAAAAATATTTAAGACAGAATAATCTTGTGCCAAACCTTCCCCCAAATCAATTGCCGCAAAAATGTGATAATCTTTTATCTTTGTTGGATCAAATATATCATTCTTACCAGTTAACCATTTTAAATTGTTATATGGAAGAATTAACCGTTTATTTAATTCTTTAAAATCTATATGTTTAAAATCTATTGAATCTTTCTTAAATTTCTCCATTTGTTCACTTGTAAATAATAATTTATCACTAGTAATAAATTGAAGATCATATTCCTGATTAAACATATTTTCTCCACCAATTAATTTAGTTTCTTCTTCTTGCCAATTTGTTATGATACATAAATCATTTAAAGGAACCATTTTATCATTTATGTTTATTCTCATTCCTCTAATTCTATGTATATATGTTTTATCATTATCTAAATCATGTTTTACACATATCCAATTTTTATTATTAAATTCTTCATTATAAATATTAAATCTTTGAATATGTAAAAATTCAATTAATTCTTCCTGAGTTATTTTATATTCTTTCATTTTATATGCTAATGGAAATATTCTCACATCTCTTCTACCCGCTACTTGATGCCAATAAACTCGCATTGCCTCATACATATTCTTTTCTGGATCATCCTCAGTTCTTTCTGCATCTGTTAATAATTTATGAAATAAATTATAACCTAATGGTGTAGAAGTAATTATAATTTTAGAATTTTTTACTGATGAAACAGTTGGGATAACAGCACCATAATATGATTCAATAATGTTATTTGGTACTTTTGCAAATTCATCGAGGTAGAGTAAATCAATTGTAAATCCAATTGATGGTTCTTTTACTCTATTTTCACTTTGAATTCTACTCCCATTTTCTAAAGCTAATGATTTTTCATTCCAATTTATTACTCCCTTTTTTAAGAAAAATGGTAATGTTTTATAAATTTCTTTTATTTTTCTAATAATTTCTTTTACTGTTTTCCCTTTGTTGGCCACAATCATACAATTTTTTTCATTATTAAATAATACAAAATGTAATAATACAATTGATGCAGAAACTGTGTTGTGATTCAGTATATTATTACCATAATATGATGGTTCTGGACCATCAATTGTTAAATCAAACATAGATAATTTACCTCTTAATTTTTTAATATGTTTCACTTTATTTTCTCCGGTATTTGTTAAGACATAATCATTTTTAGTCAAATCAACAACAAATTTTTCAATATGATTTTTACAATAAACTATATGTGTATCAGCACATTCTAACTTATTTCCATTTTCTAATTCAAGTTCATATCTTTGTAGTGGAATAGTTCTAATAATTTCACTTGTTGGAGTAAATCCATAATCTGATTTAACTGATTTATTTTTTAATGGAATAATATCAACAATTTTCTTTAATAAATCTATTTCATTTTTATCTATATTTCTGAATTCATATTTTTCTATTAATTGAATAAGAAAAATGATTATATTCTTCAAATATTTAGTCATTTATAATTTATTGTTTTTTTTTATATATTAAAAAATTCATCATCAATTACAATTTTAATATATAGATTATAATGATGAAAGAAAAAGAGGTAAAAATAAATATTACACACAGAAACAAAAATCAATATATTGATAAATATGAATTTGAAGAATTTAATAAAAAATATTTAATAAAAATTGAAGATATTAATCATAATTCAAAAGAAAGAATAACTGCTATTTGTGCTATTTGTGGACAAGAAACAAATTTATCAATTCAAAAATATTATAAAAATTACAACAAATATAATTTTTATACTTGTAGAAAATGTTCTTCAATTAAAAATAAAAAAACTAATCTAAAAAAATATGGAGTTGAGTATCCATTACAAAGTAAAGAAATTTACAATAAATTAAAGAAAACAATTAAAAAAAAATATGGAGTTGATAATATTTTTCAATTAGAAGAAATAAAAGAAAAATCTATAAAAACAACTCAGAAACATTATGGAGTTGATTATCATTTACAAAATAAAGAACAATTAAAAAAACAAGAAACAACTAATTTAAAAAGATATGGAGTTAAAAGACCTGCACAAAATGAACAGATAAAATTAAAAATTTCAATTAAAAAATTTCAATTATTTAATAAACATCAATTTAATTTTTTAATGAGAGATGGTACAATTTTTTATATAAAATGTGATAAATGTAATAAAATATATGAAATATGTGAAAAAACATTTTATTGTAGATTAAAATACAATGTTGAAATGTGTGTTAATTGTAATCCTATAAATTCTCATAAATCTGGTAAAGAAATTAAAATGTTTGATTTTATTAAAGAAAATTATAATGGAAAAATTATTACCTCTGACAGAAAGATATTAGATGGGAAAGAAATAGATATTTTGTTACCAGATATTAATTTAGGATTTGAATTTAATGGTACTTATTGGCATTCTGAAAAATATAAACTTCCTGGGTATCATTTTTCTAAATCAAGAAAAGCATTAAAAAAAGGAATAAAATTATATCATATTTGGGAAGAACAATGGGACAATGAATATGAAAAAATTAAATTATTCATAATAGATAAGATTATTTCCAATAATTCATGATTATATTTAAAAAATAAATTAATTTACAAGAAATAATTTTAATATATATGTTAATAACAATATAGAATATAGAGAAAATATATTAATATGAAAAAAATGATTTTTAAAATTAATATATAGAATATATATAAAATCATTGTGAAAAATGATTTGACAAAAAATAATTAAAAACATATGCCATTACCACATTTTACAAATATTCAATCGCATAATCAGATCTGGGATCCAGTTTATAAAAACTTATTTGAAGCAGTAATTATATTACCTACTGCAATTGCAGCTTTGCATCCTGGTCATCAAACTTTACTTTTAGAAAATACTGTGACAACTAAATTTCCAACATATCCAAAAATTGAATCATTAGAACAAAATTTTAAATATTCAACAAGAAAATTCTTAAAATTTCCACCTTCTACTTCAACTGAATTTTCAATCAAATTTAATATAAATCAAAATGACAAATATCAAGCATTTACTTGGAGAATGATGAAAGATTGGTATGATCTTGTTTGGAATAATGCTGATGGTTCAGTTCATTATAAGAAAAATATTATTTCAACTATTGTTATTCATCATCATGATAAAGAAGGTCACATTATTAGAAGAGTAACTTATCACAATGTACAAATTCAAGAATTTACTGGTTGGGAAGATCTTGATTGGACAGCACAAGAAATTATTGATGTAACTGCAAATTTTGTAGCGGATTGGTGGGAAGATATGTATTACTAATAGATATTTAAGAAAATAAAAATAACCCATTTCAAAGAATTGAGATGGGTTTTTTATTTTCTCACCATTCATATTTTAATATATAAAGATAAAAAACAAATTATGAAAATATGTAGATTATGTAAAGAAGAAAAAGAATATACTGCATTTCATAAAAAAACATCTTCAAGAGATGGATTTAGAAATGAATGTAAATTATGTGTTAAAGAAATTGATAAAAAAAGAAGTCAAGATCCAGAATTCATTAAAAAAAAGAAAAAATATGATGAAAAAAGATATAATGAAAAAAGAAAAGAAATTTTGAAACAGAAGAAAGAATATTATCAAAAAAACAAAGAAGAATTAATAGAGAAAAAAAGAATATATCAGAAAAATAATAGAGAAAAAATTCGAGAATCAAATAAAAATTATCAAATAGAAAATTTAGAGAAAATTTATAAATGGAGAAAAGAAAAATATTCTCACGTTATTGCTTGGAGGACATTATTATATTCAACATTAAAAAGATTAGATACTAAAAAACAGGGACACACAATAGATGAATTAGGTTATAGTGCAATTATATTAAAGGCACATTTGGAGAATTTATTTACTCCGGGAATGAGTTGGGATAATCATGGAGATTGGCACATAGATCACATTAAACCAGTTAGTTTATTTGATAAAGATACTCCTGCATCAATTGTTTGTGCATTAGATAATTTACAACCGTTATGGGCAACTGAAAGAACTATTGAGAATATTTTATATGAGGGGAATTTAAATAAGAGTAATAATTTTTAATTTTTCTAATTTTAAAAATTTATATATAATAAAAAATAAATAGACACAAATATGAAAAATATGAAAAATATGAAAAATATAAAATTATATGAAGATTTTGATAATTTTGATGGAACTGAAGATGAATATTTAGAAAGTCCTGAATATTTTGTTGAGACATATTTTAATGGTCAATATAGTCAATTAGAAGGAATGTTATCTGAATTTAGAATGAGGGATAAAATGAGATCAGTTCTTTTATATATGGAAGAAACAATGTCTGGTGAAAATTTAAGAGATTTAAAAAATTGGATTATTGAAAATTAAAATAATATAAATATGAAAAATATGAAATTATTTGAAAATTTTGAAAAACAATCTGAAGAAAGCCCAGAAAATCTTGTTGAAATATATCTTGATGCAAATCAAAAATCAAAAGATATTGATCAATTTTCAGAATTGAGAAAGATATTAGATAAATTTAGAGAAGATGGTAGAATGAAAGAACTTGTTGATTATGTTGATACTAATATGTCTGGTGAAGAGAAAAGTGATTTAAAAAGTTGGATTATAGGAACTATGCAATAATTTATGAAATGGATAAAATTATACGAAGAACATATAAATTTATATGGACTTGATTTTGATATCGAATTATCAAAAATTAAGGGATATTCTGGTCCTTTATTTTATAAAAGAAAAAGAACTTTGGGTTGATCAATCTGTTTTAATGAGAAAATTTGATTCAAAAAATTTATAGAATTTGATTTAGAATTTTTTCTTATATTTTTTATAATTTTTAATTTGATTTTCTAATTCAACAGTATATTTTGGATATCTTGTAATAAGCCATTTAAGTTCTTTTATCACATATTCAATAATTTTTATTTCATAATTTTCTTCATAATTAGTAAATTTTTCTTTTGCGTTATCAAATGTAATATTAACTAATGCCTGTACAGTTTCTATTTTATCATTTTCTATATTGCTGCTTTCTATATCTAATTTTAAATTACTTATTATCTCTGGTAACTCATCAAAATCTTCTATTGTAAAACCAACAGTATCAACATAAATTTCATTATCAGAAAAAGTTTGAATATAATCATTTATGTCAAGTGTCTCTGGATCTTCCACAATAACATCACAAATATCCCATAAAGAACAACCATAATTATCTTCTGGTATCATTTTATCATCATTATATAATTCTTTTTCATATTTTGTAATAAGTCTTATTAAATCTTCTGTCATTCCTTTTTCTTGTGATAATTTACCAAATAATTTATTTAATTCTTCTTTAAATTCTTTATTATTTGCTATTTTTTCATCTTGATAAAAATGTTGTTCATGAATTTTAAGAATTTTCATAAAATATACATATAAATCTAATAAATCATCATTATCTAATTTTTTTCTTTCATTTAAGAATTCATTATATTTTTTCATAAGATTGATATTATTTTTTGAATCATAAACTTTTTTCATTTTTTGATTCATTTTTTTCCATACAAAATAGATTGTTTTATCTGATTGATTTTCAATATATCCATCAGGATTAAATTGTTCATCAGTTATTGCTATGAAATATCTATAACCATTATGAAATGAATGAATTCCCGGATAATCATTGTTATTTTCAAATCTATATTTATTATAAAATGTGAATTGATTTTTATTTAAAACTATTCCTAATTCTTCTTTCATTCCTCTAATTAATGCATTAACTGGGATTTCATCTTTTTTAAATTTTTCTGACATAGAATTGTCTATATCTCTAATTCTAATTCTACCATCTTTAAAAATTGCTTTATCTTCCCATAATCTATAATTAATTCCATCTTTTTTATAAACTACTATTGAACCAACAAAATTTACCTCTCTGTATAATTCTCCATTCTGTTCACTTAAAGAACATTTTTTTTCAAGTATTTCATTCCATAAATGATTTGTTGTTTTATATATAGTTTTCCCCCATTTTTCTAATGGAATATTATATTTTTCTAGTAAAGTTAATAATTCTTTATAACTATTAACTTTGATATCTTTTGGTAATATTTTTAATTCAAATAATTTATTAAAATTTTTAATATATTTCATATTATTTATATATTAAAATTAATTTTATTTTTTAATATATAAATTATGGATTTTTTATTAGAATTTAAAAATATTGGCCCATAAAAATCAAAGAATAACTATTCCTGAATATTTTCAAAAATTTATAAAAAATTGTAAATTTCCAATTTATGTACAAGAAAATTCAAAAATATTTAAAGATGATGAATGGATAGAAAGTATTATGAACTACCCACAAGCTAAAGACTTGTGTGTTTCACGTTTCAGTGACTTCTCCAACGAGAACGCCTCACCGTGTTTTTGTTTTAAGTCCGTTGTTCAGTCCCTG